GGGAATCAGACAGTGAGACTTCTAAACGCATCACCGAACTAGAGGGCCGCGTCAAAGGCTATGACCAGTTGCATAAAAGGCAAGCATTAGAGAAACAGGTTTTCGCCCTTAAGGAAAAGTACGGGGACTTTAACGAGAAGGAACTGTTTCAACACGCCCTGCGAAACAAAATAGGCAATCTGGAAGCCGCTATTACACATATGCGGTACAATGCGATTGCTTCGAAGGCAGAGAAGTTGGAACAGGAACAGAGTCGTTTAGAGGCCAAACGTGATGCCAGTGTGGTTGAGCCGTCAGGCTCGAAGCAGGCTGGTTCCTCAAGGAAGGCAATTTTGAAGCCCACGAGTATTCGTGAGGCCTTTGAGAACGCTAAGCGGGAACTTGCTTCATAAACATGGAGTGAGGTGAGAACATATGGCTGGTAACAGCAACTTTGATCAGATTCTCTCCACCACCCTGTATAACTACATCCCGAAACTGACTGACAACATTTTCAGCGCACGACCTTTGTTCTATGCGTTGACAAACGGTCAGACTATTCGGCGTGTTTCAGGTGGTGCGAAGATTATCGTCCCGATCATCTATGGGACAAACAGTACGGCTGCATCATACAGCGGTACAGATACTATTGACGTGACGGCTCAGACCGGTATTTCTGCCGCTGAGTACGACTGGAAACAGTATGCTGCCACTGTAACAATCAGCGGTATTGAAGAAGCCAAGAATAACGGCGAAGCCGCGATCATCGACCTGTTGGAAGGCAAAATCTTCCAGACGCAGGAGACGATCATTGAGAACATGAACACTATGTTCTGGGCTGATGGCACCGGCAACAGTAGTAAAGACTGGAATGGTCTAGCGCTTATTGTCGGTGGAACGGGCGTGAGCCTTGGTGGAATCGATCCGCTTGGTGCTGGCAACAGTTGGTGGAAGTCCTCTGAAGTCGACGAAAGTGGCGCTTTGACGCAACTTACGATGGCGAACATGTACAACACCGTTTCGGTTGGTAATGACCAGCCGACAATCATCATTACCACACAGACTCTGTACGAGAAGTACGAGTCGCTGTTGGAAGGCCAGATCCGGTACACTGATACCGATGTGGCTGATGGCGGGTTCCAGAACCTGCTGTTCAAGGGCGCACCTGTAACCTTTGATGGGGCTTGCTCCACTGGTCAGATGCTGTTCCTTAACACTAAATACCTGCAACTGGTGGCTCACAGCGATGTCTGGTTTAAGCCGACACCGTTCGTACGTCCCACCAATCAGGACGCTGTGTTCTCACAGTTGCTGGTCTACGGCAACTTGACATGCAGCAACCGTGCACGTCAGGGTTTGATATACGGCGCCACGGCCTGATAGACGGTTCGTCGCCACGGGAGGCATCATGGCACGGGGTTTTGCGTACGCATATAAACGGGGACAGCGCCCCGCAGATGAACCTGCGGGTAACTATAAGACGCTAAACCCCGAAGGTCACGTCGTCAGACGCGGCCAGCGTGTACATCGCGTAAACCCCATCCCCCCACATGAGCCTCCTGTGGCGGCACCATCTGAAAAGACGGTATCCGAACCTGTAGACGAATAGGGGGCTGTGTTGCAACTCAGCGACATGCGTAGTTATGTCAGAAACATTATTGACATAACAACCAACGACATCACCGACTCCACCATGAACACGATACTCGCTGAGGGATACGACCTCATCGTGTATTCGGAGAAACGGTGGCCGTTCTACGAGGTTGCCACCTCGTTTTCGACTGTGGCATCCACCAAGGACTACACGATGTCTGCTGTGGGAACCAACATGAGTCTCACCCACGACGGAGTGACTTTCTCTGGTGCGTCTGCGCCGAAGAACGTGGGGTTGCGTGAGATAGCGGCCCTGAAAACCGACAATCATGTGTTGGAGTTCATCGGCTACGACGACGCCGACATCATCTACCCGTTGGATTCCATCACTACAGGCGATCCGTGGTATTGGGCGTTTTGGGAGGACACTGTCCGCCTGTACCCCACCCCGTCCAGTGTGAAGACTGTGACAGTGCGCGGTTACCGGAACGCTGTCGAGTTTGGTGGCAACACGGCGGTGTATCGCACCGCCATAGCAGACGCTGACACACCGGATTGGCCTGATCCGTTCGACAACGTGCTGTCACTGTATGCGCTTTACCGTTCCTATCAACAGCAGGAGGATGCTGGGATGGCGAACCAGTATTTTGCCCTGTTCCAAGGCGAGTTGGATAATCTGCGGGCACGGTTTGAGGACACTCCGGCTCCGCAGCCTCTCCGGTTGAATTCTCGCAACGCGTCTCGTTGGCGGTCACAGTCTTATATGCCTGACCGTTTACGTTACGCTTGGGAGTAGCGGATGTCTGTAGCCATTGCTCTCCCGCCTCCTTCTACTGCTGAGCCGTACCGTTACGAGGAGAAGTCGGATTTCAAGGGTGGTTTGAATCTGCGAGCCGACCAGTTCAACATTGCTTCTAATGAGTCTCCGGCTTTGTTGAATGTGGAAGTGGATCCTCGCGGGGGTGTACGCCGCAGGGATGCTGTGACGAAGATCAACTCTGATGTGGTGGACGACGGGGAGATTATTAGTCTGATCAGCCACTACGAGGAGGGGCAGAATCAGGTTTTGGTCGCTGTGAACAACCCGGCTACGGGTAACACCCACTTGCAGTGGAACGACGACATAACCGGCAATTTTGATGGCACAGTGTCCTATGGCAGTACAGACGTGCTGTTTGACACGACGCAGCCACCGCAGGGGATCACATTCAACGACTACACATACATTGTCAACGGAAAGTTTTTGGCAAGCACAGGGCACACGACGTTTGCGGGGGTGCGTTGGAGTGGCGCTGACGCTTCGACCGCTCTGTTCACACCGGATATTGACGGGTCGGACGGCCACTTTCCCAACGCCCGCTACGTTGCCACGTTCGCAGAGTTCGTGTGGGTCGCCTACACGTTGGAATCCGGTGACACCCACAAGAACCGTGTCAGGTTCTCCAAAGTCAACGATGCTGAGAACTGGACGGCCACCGATTTCATCGACATCGACATCGGTGAGGACGGCGACCATATAACGGCTATTATCCCCGACGCTGACCGGTTGCTGGTTTTCAAGGAGAACAGCATCTACGGTATTTACGGGTTTGGCCGCGACTCGTTTGAGGTTCGCAACATCACGCGTACAGCCGGGTGCCGTGACGGGGTGCAGCCTGTGGCTGCTACAGGAGGCGTATTCTTCTGGTATGCCGAGGACGGCGTGTACTTCTTGGCCTATGATGATGTGGCGTGGGCGTTTGAACGCATCAAACCGGCCATGACCTACGATGTGGGTCAACCAGCGTTGACGTTGGATACGCCGCCGTCGATGATGTGGTTTGATGAACGGCTGTGGGTTTCTGTCGATTACCAGTCGGATGACAACATTTCGGGGTCCAGTCAGAATAATAGGCGCAACGTGTTTGTGTGGGACCCGTCGCTGGGACGTATCGGGGCGTGGACCCGGCATGACACTAATGCACGGTCCTTGTTGGCTTATCGCCCTACCGGCGACACCCATTTGGGAGTTGCCGTAACTTCCAACATTACTTCTGTTGCTTCGTTCGACCGTATTTCCAAGGTTGATCAAAACTACGACTATGACGATTACGATGGTACTGTATCTGAAATCAACTCATACTATCACACCGGGTGGTTTGAGGGTAACCGGCCTACGTTTCCGAAACGGTGGGGGAAGACACGCACCATTGTCCTGTCAGACAACCCTACTGTAATCGTAATGTATGTTTACAAGAACTATGATCCTAGCACAGCGTTGGTGGGTTATTCCAAAACCATGAGTGGCATGGCCACTCCGGCTGTGTGGGATGCTGGGGCTAGTGTCTGGGATGACACGGATTGGCAGCCGGAGGGCACGTCTGACAAGTATGCGTTCGGCAGATGGCCGACAATTGGGACAGCGCAGGCTATTAGTTTGAGGTTTAGCGTTTCCCCCACCGTGTCTACCCGGGGCAAATGGGGTGTAACGTCGATTATTACCATGTATAGGACTCGGAGGTTGCGGTAGATGGCTGCTTTGGCGGTTACAAATGCGTTCGTGGCGGCTACAAACATTGTCGCCTCGCAGATGAACGCCAACTTCACAG